TCAACCCGCCGCCGGGCAGCATCCGCGACGCCTTCACCAATGGCAACCCGGCCGTGGGCTTGGCCTCGACGCAGCTCGAAGCCGACTGGTTCGACATGGTGCAAGAGGAAATCGCCAACTGCATCGAGCTGTCGGGGGAGGGGCTGCAGCTTCCCGTCGCGGACGGCTCTACGTACAACCAACTGCATCGTGCGATCAGCCGGATCGCCGGCGAGCCATATCTCCCGCTCGTTGGCGGGACACTTTCCGGTCCGGGCACGCTGACGATCACGAGCCCCGGCACGGTGGCGCTGAACATTACCGCGGGCACCGTGAACCTCCCGATCGGGATCAATTACACCGGCATCGGGAGCGGCAATGCGAACCAGATTGGGTTCGATTGGACCGGGACCAGGCTTCAGGCTTACGTCGACACCAACACCATGGTGGGCGACATTTATCTCGACGCGCCGGCCGACAGCACGATTTATGGCAGGCTCAACAATTCTTGGGCGCAAGTGCCGATCGGCACCGGGGGCATTCCCGAAGCGCCGATCAATGCCTTCAGTTATTGGCGCTTCAATGCCACCTGGGTATCGGGCGGCACCATTGCCGACGCGGTCACAATGGGCACCGGTTTGCGCGTTTCGGGCTTTCACACCGGCGACCCCACCTATTGCTTTGTTGCGTTTGGGGCGTCTTATGTCGACGGCGCTCTGACAGTGACGAATTTGTTGGCGGCGAGCGCTGCCAACATCATCGGCGATGGCTCGGTCGGGGGCAATCTGAGCGTCATCGGCCGCGTCGAGGCCGGGATTCTCCAGGTCAGCGCAGATGGCTCGGTCGGGGGAACGTTGACTGTGACCGGCAACGTCAATGCTTCCACTGGCGTGGTTCGCGCTGGGCAACTCGAGGTCGGAAGCGATAGCTATATGGCGGGCGACCTATTCGTCGGCATTGGGGCAGGGACGGGCAATATCGGCGCGACCGGCAACATAAGCGCCGACGCTGGACTATCGGGGCTGGGGCTCTTGATTGGGGTCAGCGGCGCCCAGATCAACGGCCCGACGACCGTCAATGGCGCGTTCAATTCGGTGGTTGGCAACCCGCTGCTGCCGGGCATCGGAACCGATGGCGGGCTGACGAGCGCCGGCATCACCGTCACTTCGGGCGGGATTATCGTGCAAGCCGGCAACGTGCGGATGAATGCCGCCGGTGCCACCGTCGGCGTGCTCGATTTGTCCGGCACCCTCTATCATGGGCTTTGGTCGAATGTCAGCAATGTCTTGGCCTTCGGCACGATCAACGCAGCAGATGGCACACCAAACACCGGGTTCGCGACGATCACTTCGACGACCGGCGATTTCACAGTGACGAACGGCAGTGTGATCGTGCCTGCTGGGACGGGCCGCAAACTCATTCCCGGTGAGTGGGAAGCACTTGTTGCCGAGGAACTGGTGCGCGACGTGCAGCCCTATCAGCGCGGGCTCGACACTGTGCGCGCGCTCGACCCGGTGAGTTGGCGTGATGGCGACCGGCCGCAGCGAGTGCATGGCTTTCTGCCGGCTGCGCTGCGCGCGAGCATGCCCGAGACGCTGGGCCAGACGACAATGCAGCGATCACCGGAGGAAGACGAAACGACGTTGACGACGATGGACCTGACCGCGGTCAAATTTGCCCTCGTCAACGCGGTCAAAGAGCTCGCCGAGCGCGTCGAGAGGCTGGAACGCTGGCGCGGGGGTGAATGATGCGCAACGCGCGCCCGCCGCTGTTCCGCCCACCATGGGCGCCCGATCCGGTGCAGCGCCTCGCCGCCTGGCGCGAAGAGCAGCGCCGCCGCCACCCGCAGGCCTCGCGCCAGGCCCGCGGCTACGACAAGGATTGGGAAGAGCTGCGCGCCGCGCACCTCGACGTCGAGCCGAATTGCCGCCACTGCGCGCAAGCCGGGGTAACGCGCCGCGCCGTCATCGTCGACCACATCGAGCCGATCCGCAGCGCCCCGGAGCGCCGCCTCGACCCGAGCAACCTGCAATCGCTGTGCGGGCCGCACCATCGCCGCAAGACGAACCGCTATGACGGGGGCTTTGGCCGGCCGCGGGCCGGGGAGCCGGGGCGTTTCATTTTGCAATCACAAAAATCCGACTGTGCGATCCCGTCCGGGGGCAAGGTCGGGAAATTTTGAGGCCCCCCCCCATTGACTGAGACAACAGAAAATATTTGGCCAGCATCGGCCGTCGAGCGACGACCGATCGTGAAGTTGGTGCCGTACGCGCGCAATGCGCGCAAGCATCGACCGTCGCAGATCGCCGAGATCGCCGCGTCGATGCGCGAGTTCGGCTGGACCGTGCCGGCGCTCGTCGATGAGCAGGACCTGATCATCGCCGGGCACGGCAGGGTCGACGCTGCGCGCATGCTCGGGATCACCGAGATTCCTGTCGTCGTCGCGCGGGGTTGGACCGAAGCGCAGAAGCGCGCCTATCGGATCGCCGACAACCAGCTTGCGCTGCACGCGACCTGGGACCGATCGATGCTGCGCGTCGAGCTCGCCGATCTTCGGGATCAAGCGATCGACCTCGAATTGATGGGGTTTTCGACAAAAGACGCCCTCGGCCCCGCAGACGGGACCCCCGACGAGCTCCCGCAAGGGCTGCAGCTCGAACCGCCGCGCGAGTATGCGCTGATCATATGCGCCAATGAGGACGAGTGGACCCGCCTCAAAAAGGCGCTGCAGCTCACGCCAGTGCGGCGCAGGGGCTATCGAAAGGGCTCGCCGCGCGACGACTTCGGCACGCAACGCGTCGTCTGGGCGGCCGACGTGCTGCCGCGACTCGAGTCGTCGCCGGGAAGCCCGCTCGTCGCAGGGCCGCCTCGTGATCGTCGCAGTGCCGAGCAAGGGCCGCGCCGGCATGGTGCGCACGCAAACGATCCTGTCGTAGTGCTGGGTCTATGTGCCAGCGCTCGAAGCCGAGGCCTATCGCACCGCAGGCGCGCGAAACGTGATCCCCGTTCCCGACGAGATCCACGGGATCACGCGCACGCGCAACTGGATCTTGCGTCACGCGAAGGACCGACACGTCGTCATGATCGACGACGTCGTGCGAAGCTGCGGCTGGCTGCTCGAACGCGCCTCGATGAAAAAACCGCTCGACGAGGCGGATGGCTCGGGGAATTCCGCAAGATCTTCGAGGTGACCGAGAGTGTGGGCTATCGGATCTGGGGCGTGTCGACCGACAGCGCGCCACACACTTGTTATCCTTATTATCCGTTTCGCTGGCGCAGCTACGTGACGGCGAGCTGCATGGGCATCATCAATGACGGCCGCACGTATTTCGACGAGAGCTATCCCGTCAAAGAAGATTACGAGCTGTGCTGTCGCTGCATCAGCGAAGACGGAGGCATCGTCGCCACGCAATACCTGTTCTGGGTCAATAACCACTGGTACGACGACGGCGGCTGCAAGGATTACCGCACGCAAGCGATGGAAGCCGACTGCATCGCGCGGCTGCGCCGCCAATACCCGGGCTTGGTCCGCGTCGGGCTAAAGACCGGTTCCGAGTGGTCGATCGAGATCGCCGCGTGATGGCCGGACGCCGACCGAAACCGACAGCACTGCACCGCCTCGAGGGAACGTTCAACGCGACGCGCCACGGCAAGGGCCGAGCACGCGAGCCGATGCCGCAGGGCGATCTCGACGCCGCACCCGCCTGGTTTACCGACAGCCAGCGCGAGGGCTGGGATTACGCGATCGCGCATGCGCCGCGGGGGCTCTTGAAGATGATTGACCGCGGAATGCTCGGGGTCTGGGTGCTCGCCGAGGACCGCTTGCGGGTCGCCGAGATCACGCAACAGCGGTTGAACGAGCATTCGCCCGATCTGCCGCTGTTGATCCGCGGACCGCAGGGCCTCGAAGTGTCGCCCTATGTGGCGATCGCCGACAAGATGTCGAAAACGATGATGCAGGCGGCCGATCGGCTCGGTTTTTCACCAGTCGCGCGACCGCGTCTGCAGCTCGACCCGCCAGACGAGCCGGACAAGGGTGGCGGCGCCTGGGGCACACTGCGCCGTTTCCCGGTGATCCCCGGTGGCAAGACATAGACGCCGCGGCCGCCGCTACGATGGTGCCGTTCAGCGTGGGATTGACTATGCGACCGCCCTTGCCTCAGGGCGAACCGCCGGCGGCCAGTGGACGCGCAAAGCAGCAGATCGATTTCTAACCGATCTGAACAAGGCTGAAGCGGGGCAGAGCCGGTGGATCTTCGAGGAGCAGTTCGCGGTTCGGCCGATCATCCTCGCGCGCCAGCTCCCCAACATCAAAGGACCGGAGGCGGGGCAAGCTCTCGATCTGCTCGCGTTCCAACACTGGCTGATCATCAACCTCTATGGGTTTGTCGACCGCCTGGGAGGGGCGCGGAGGTTCCGCCAGGGCTCGATCTGGCTGCCGAAAGGGAACGGGAAATCGACGATCGCCGCCGTGCTCGCACTGTGCACGACATTCCTTGAGGAAGAAGGCGGGGCCGAGGGCTACACAGCGGCCGTGACGCGCGACCAGGCGCGCATTGTCTTTGACCTCGCGCAGGCGATGACGCGCCAGAATGGCGAGTTTCGCGAGGAGTTCGGGATCCGCGTGCGCGAGCACGCGATCTATCAGCACACGACGAGTTCGCGGCTCATGCCGCTGTCGAGCGATGCGAAGTCGCTCGATGGGCTCAACGTGCACTTTGCCGTGCTCGACGAGATCGGCTCGCACCGCTCGAAGGCCGTCTATGACGCGATCCTGACAGCCATGGTGAAGCGTCGGCAGCCTCTCGTCGTCTCGATCTCGACCGCAACCGACAACACGACCGGGGTCGGCAAGCAGGTCTGGGACTATTCCGAGAAGGTGCTCAACGGGTTCGAAGACGAGCGCTTTTTCGCGGTCATGTTCGCCGCCGAGGCCGAGGACGATCCGTGGGACGAGCGCACCTGGATCAAAGCCAATCCCGGCTGGGGCCGTCTCGTGCAACCCGACGCACTGCGCGCGGCCGCGACGCAGGCGAAGGCCTCGCCAGCGAATAAGGCGGCGTTTCAGACGCGCAACCTCAACATCTGGGTGGGTGCAGATCACGCGCTCTTTGATCTCGGCTTCTGGGACCAGTGCGGGCGACCAGCGATGAGGATTGAGGAGTTCACCGGCCAGCCGTGCTTTGTTGGGCTCGACATGGCGACGCGCACCGATCTCGCCGCAGGATCGGTGATTTTCCCCTTCGCCGAGGAAGGGGAGAGCGTCATTCGCTATGCGGCCTTTCACAGGGCCTGGTTGCCAGAGGCCGCCGTCGACACCGACCGCAACCCGCTCTATGTGCACTGGGCCGAGCAGGGCTTCATCGACGTCACCGAGGGGGAGACGACCGAATTCGAGGCGATCGAGGAGTGGCTGCGCGAGATCGCGCGCCAGTTTGATCTGCGGGCCTGCGGGTTCGACCCCTATCAACTCCTGCAGCTCTCGCAGCGGATGACGAACGAGGGCCTGCCGATGATCGAATATCGCGCGACCGTGCTGAATTTCAGCGAGCCGACCAAGCAGCTCGACGCGCTGATGCGCGAGGGGCGGATCGAGCAGGACGCCTCGCCGGTGGCGCGCTGGTGCCTCGGCAATGTCGTCGGTCACTACGATCGCCGAGACAACGTCTACCCGAACAAGCCGCGCGTCGAGGCCAAGATCGACTGCGCGATCGCTGACATCATGGCGCTCGGCGTGTCACTCGCGGCCGAGGCCGAATCGCGGCAAATCTATCAGGGGGACCGCGAGCTCTTAGTGTGGTGAAGGAGGGGGAAGATGAACAAGCAAGCTTTCGACGATTTTGCCCACCAGGCCGAGGTCGTGATCAAGGAACTGCTCGACTATGCGCAGCTCCCGGGGAAAGACCGCACCGAGGAGAATGAGGGCCAAGTGCGCCGACTGCGCGGTATTACCGGCGGTCTGACCGCGGCACTCGATGCCGCGCGCCACACCGGTCCGATGATGATCACGCCGCCGCCTGCACCGCCGCCGCTGGCGGCTATGCGCCCAGCGTAAAGGATCCTCGCCTTGCCCGAGGTCCCCGCGGGCTTTCTCGACAAGGTTCTAGAGTATGCCGACCGCCCGTGGAAGGTGGTCGCGGTGATCCTCGGGGTACTGATCCTCGGCGCCGGCTATGCCGTCTGGGAACAGCGCGTGACGATCGCGCAGCAAGTTCTGCACAGCTACGTCACGCCGACGCTGCAGCTCGAACGCTTTCCCGAGCTCGCGACAAAGCTGATCGCCCA